GGCGTGCCATCCCGGGTTTTTTGTGCGTAAGACCCCCAATTTCCGAAATAGCACATGATGAGGCGGCATGAGTGATGATGACCGAATTCTCAGGAATCACCAGGAGGCAGCGGACGCCATTGGGATGGGTCGTGATGCTATCAGAGGCGACGCGCGCAAGAAATGGTGGCCCGGCTACCCGATGACGGTCAGGCAGCTAAAAGAGCTGCGGAAATTGAATGTTGGAAAACAAGGTGGGAACCATAAGAAGCCGCCAGCCGCAAAGAATCCAGACGGAGCATACGACCCGGATCTCGATGCTGCTGTCACGGGCGACTCTCCGTGGTTGGAAGAGTATCGAAAATGGAACGCGGAGTACCGCCGCATCCAGGTGTTCGAAAAGCAGGGATCGTTACTGCCAAGGGACAAGACTCGCGATGCCTTAACCGAGATGGCATCGCTCATTCGCGGCTGCTGCGAAGCACTCGCAACGAGATTCGGGCAGGACGCTGCGGACTTGCTGACTCAGACTCTGGATCAGGTCGAAGGAAGGATTGGAAGCCTCTGTGGTGATTGCGGCGACGGAGATATTGGAGCGGGTGGCGAATAGCTCGCTACGTGACGAGCTGCGAAGCCTCTCGCGATACTGGAAGCCGCGGCGACTGCGAACCATGCGTGAGTTCGCGGAACAGGAGATTATCCTTCCGACCGGCCCGAGTAAGAATTGGAAATTCAGCGTCAAGACTCAGCCATTCGCCGCGCTGTGGTTCGCTGCGGTTGAGTCAGGCAAGTGGAATCGATTCGCAGCGACAGGCTGCCAGCAAAGCGGCAAGACGCTGCTCTGTTTCATTATCCCGATTCTTTATCACCTGTTCGAAATCGGGGAAACCGTGGTTGTCGGTGTGCCGAACGGAGCGATGGCAAAGGACAAGTGGATCAAGGACTTGCTGCCAGTGATTATGAAGTCACAAAAGTTCAAAGCGATGCTGCCGAAAAAAGGCGCTGGCTCACAGGGCGGTTACGCGGAGTCGATCACGTTCACGAATGGGGCCACGTTGCGGTTCATGACCGGCGGCGGTGACGATAAATCTGTCGCGGGCTTCACGACGCGCATCGTCGTCATCACGGAAACGGACGGCATGGACGCTCCTGGCGAGACGAGCCGCGAAGCTGATCGTATCGCACAACTCGAAGGCCGCACGCGAGCATACAACAATCAAAAACGAATCTACATGGAATGCACCGTATCAATTGAAGAGGGCCGGACGTGGCAGGAGTACACGAAAGGGACTGAAAGCCGGATCGTTATGCCTTGTCCGAAGTGTTTCGAGTGGGTGTCGCTCGAACGCGATTCGCTCGTCAACTGGAAACAGGGCGAAACGATCATCCAGGCCGAGAACGGCGCGTCATATTCCTGCCCTAAATGCGGTGAATTCTGGACTGAAAACGAGCGAAAAGCGGCAAATTATCTCGCTAAACTGCTGCACCGCGGGCAAAAGATCGGCACGGATGGCGCTATCGAAGGGCCGTCCCCAGAAACGCACACGCTCGGCTTTCGATGGACGGCGGGCAATAACTTTTTGTGTGACGCTAAGCAGATCGGCGGTGAGGAGTGGACCGCCGCGCAGAGCGACCCAGACGGCAGCAAGGAAAAGGCGCTGCGGCAATTCGTGTGGGCAATTCCAAGCGAACCCGACCGCCTGGACGACACGCCGATTGACGAAGCGATGATCCGTACGCGACAGCATGACGAGAAGCGTGGTATCCCGCCCGCCGGAACATGCCGTCTCGCCGTGGGCGTTGACGTCGGCAAGCACTATCTGCACTTCTCCGTGATTAGCGAATCTGCCGGGCCGAAATTCCCGCTGATTGATTATGGAATCCGTGACGTCATGTCCACCGACATGGATATCGACGTCGCGATTCTCAAGGCGTTGCGAGATTTCAAAACAAACATCATCGACTTCGGTTGGTTGGGAATTCATCCCGACGAAATCTGGATCGACTCAGGGTACGAACCCGAGGCGGTGTACGCATTCTGCCGCGAATCCGGCGCGAAGTATCGACCGACGAAAGGACACGGCGCGCAGCGTTGGAATTCGTCCGCCTACAGCAAGCCCGCGAAGATCGGCCCGGAAGTTCGCTTCATTGGTGAGGGCTACCATCTCTCAAAGCAGCACAAAGCAAAATTGCAACTGGTTCACATCGACGCGGACTACTGGAAAACGAAAGTTCACCAGCGATTGACCAGTCCGATTTCTACCGCCGGGGCGCTGACGTTGTTCAATTGCCCGCCCGTCGATCATTCGAAAATTGCTCGGCAACTCACGTCGGAAAAGAAGGTGGAAATCTTCGAAAAGGGCGTCGGCACGGTCACTCGCTGGGAGCAAACCTCGAAGGCCAACCACTTTTTCGATTCGACCGCGATTGCGCTGGCCTGCCTGCGACATCTCGGGTCATCCGTCATCGTCGAAAATCACCCCGCTCCGCAGCCAGAGGGCTGGTACGCTAACCAAACGAGACGGTAAATGATGGTCGCTGAACTCGTTTGCCCGCGCTGCAACTGCAACGACTGCGAAAGCCGCGGAATGGCTACGCGATGGGGACTGCCGGTCGAAGCGTGGGAGTGTAATTTCTGCGGACACCAGTTTGCAAAGCAAGTCGAGATGGCTCCGCAAGACAAAACCATCTGGTATCACGTCCTGCTCTGCCCTGAGTGCCGGTCTGACCAGGTGAAGACCACATCGACCCGCGGCACCACGCGGCACCACAAATGCAAGGCGTGCGAATGCACATTCAAGTCCGCCGAAAAGCGGTCCTGAAAAACTTCTCGGCAGGATTACAACGCTTGTAATCCGCATCCTGACGCGGGAACCGCTCCCGAATAGATTCGGTGAATGAGCGCCGCGCTAGTCAATTCGAACGTGACCGCTGCCGTTGCTGCGATGGGATCTGGAGATTGGTCGTCTGCGATCAATTATCTGACCCAAGCGCAGGCGTATTTGGTCATCATCCCGCGTTCAAAGCAGGGTGACACGGAAATGGAATTCGACGGGGCGGGAATCAATCAACTCATCGCGCAGTGCCGGAAGAATCTCGCGGGAGCAAACGGACTCGGGGCGTCTGGCGGAATCATGCAATCCCAAAAAGTGCGTTACGTCACGGAGGCGGACTGCTGATGTTTGAGCGGCTGAAAAACGCCTGGGGAGCGATTCGCGGCGAAGATCCGCTAGCCATGTCGCTGCGCCGGTGGGAGGCCGCCAAGACGGATCGTCTGAACTCCGCGCATTGGGCGAACGCACACAGCAAATCGGTCAATGCCGACCTGACTTTAGACCGCGAAACACTCGTCAAGCGGTCCATGTACGAAGCGGAAAACAACCCCTTCGTGGAAGGCGTGATTCAAACGCACGTCGCCAGCGTTGTGGGGGCCGATGGTCCGACGTTGCAGGTTCAGTGCGAGGGCCACAAAAACTATAGCGACGGGCTGGAAGGTGATTGGAACGAATTCGCCAAGGCTCCCGAGATCACGGGACAGCAGTCGCTTGTCGAAGTGCTCCGCGCGAATGTGCGGCTGCTCTGGACGAACGGCGATTGGCTCATCCAGGAAGTGGAACATCCGGACGCATTGCCGGGCGAGATTTCCTACCGCTGGAATGTGATTCACCCCCGCCGCTTGAAAAATCCGCTGTCTGGATACAACCGCCGCATCATTGACGGCGTGGAGCGCGACGAACTCGGCAGGCCGATCACGTACTACATCACCGATCTCGACACCGACGAATACGGCTGGCTCAACCAGGATTTCAATTCCAAGCCGTTCAGCGCCGGAAGAGTCATCCACGATTTCAATATTCTCGAACCCGGTCAAGTGCGCGGCGTGCCGCTGCTCGCGCCGTGCCTGCAACCGATTGCCGACCTCCGCGATTACGACACAAGCGTACTCGATGCCTGCCGCCAGGCCACCGACTTCGCGGCCATCCTGACCACGAATCATCCCGACGCGAATTACGTTGCGGTCAACGAATCGACAGACATCCCCCGCCGTCGGTTATCGACCGCGCCGCCGGGCTGGCAGTTGAATCAGCTTGACCCGAAGCATCCGACCACCAACTACGTCGATTATCGCAAGGAACGTCTCCGCGAATTGGGCCGTCCCGTCAACATGCCGTTGATGATGGTCACGCTCGATTCCGGTGACCACAACTATTCCTCCGCGCGATTCGACGGGCAACTGTTTAACCGCGGCGTCATCTGCTTTCAGTCACGCACGGATCGCGTCCTGCTCAATCGCTCGCTTGAGCGGATTGAACGGCAAGCCATTCTCTCGGGCCGCATTCCAAAGCGTCCGAAGAATGTCAATTTCGAATGGACCTGGACCGCCGCGCCGCACGTCGATCCGCAGAAAGAAGCTCTCGCGTGGGGGCTGCTGATTCAGATCGGGGCCGCTTCCGAATACGACGCTGCCGCCGCGATGGGGCGTGACTTCGAGCGCGTGACGGCCGCACGTAAACGAGCCAAGGAATTGCTTGAGGCCGCGGGGCTTCCCCCAACTGGCACGTTACCAATGTCTGCCGCAGAGGAATCGTTGGCCGAAACAGCAGCCACATCGGCCAAACAGACCAGCAAGAAGAAAGCGACGGTGGGAGCGTGACCATCCAGCGAATGAATCAGGAACCCGCTCGCGACCTCTGGTGTCGCGGAATTGGAATGAATCAGGAACCCGCTCGCGACCTCTGGTGTCGCGGAATTGAATTGCGTCCCGGCACGATCAACGAGGAGGAGCGCAGCGTCGAAGCGGTGCTATCCACGGAGAACCCGGCGTCTGTTTACGACTTCGCTCGCGATGAGGTGATTGAGGAAGTGCTGGTTGCTCGCGGAGCGAAGTTCCCAACGCAACTTCCCTTGCTTGACGCGCATCAACGACAGAGTACCGCGAACGTGCTGGGGTCGATCCGCAACATCCGAGAAGAGGGAGCGGAAGTCATCGGACGGCTGTTCTTTCTGCGAGACGACGCTGCCGCCGATCGCGCGTGGAAGCTCGTCAAGGACGGACATCAACGCGACGTGTCAATCGGCTACAAGCCGGAATCATTCCAGGACATCCCCGCTGGCAAGTCTCGCAGCATCGACGGGAAAACATACACGGCGGGCAATCGCCGCAAGCGAATCACTACGTCTTACCGGATTCGAGAAGGCTCGCTGGTTCCCATCGGGGCCGACCAGGCGGCAAAGATCCGGGCTGAAGGTCTGGCCCCCTCATTGGAGAGAAGCATGAAACCAGAAACCAGGAAGTATCTCGAATCACTGGGCTTGCGAGCGGACGCAACCGAAGATCAGGCCGTGGCCTTCCGCGACGCGCTGGGAACCGAACAGGTCACCCGCGCCGCCGCGATTGAAGAGGGGAAAGAAGTGTTCCCCCCGGTCACTCCGCCCGCCGAACCGCAACGTGGCTTGGCCCCGGTTGCTGGTCAATCTGGAATGCCGCAGGGTAATGCCAATCACGGCGATGCCATCCGCGCTGAGCGTGAACGCATCGAAGCCATTCGCGAGTTGGCTGCCGACAGCACCGACCCGGAATTGATCAAGCGGGCCATCAAGGACGAATGGACCGTGGATCGCACCGCGCGGGCCATCTTGCAGCAAGAGCGGGACTCCGCTCCGCCTGCCGCGTCCCCGTTCGCGCAGCACAATCGCAGCCGCGAAAAGGACGTCAACCGCGAAGTTCTCGCGAAGGGTTTCCGAATCCGCACCGGCGGCCGGCTGTTCGATGCGGATCTCAGCGAACAGAAGCGGAAAGATCAGGAGGCGATTGCCGAACAGGCACACCGCTTCCGGGACATGAGTCTCGTTGACCTGGCTCGCGAGTGCTGCCGCATCGACAAGGCCCGCATCGACGGTTGCGAGCCGCAGACGCGAGACGAGTACATTCGCGCGGCTCTCTCCACGCCGACGCTTTCCTACGTGTTCACCGATTCGGTGAATTCTCAATTGATCGGGGCTTACGAAGAGGCCGGAGACACGACCGACTTCTGTGAAGTGGTCGATGTGACCGACTTCAAGCCGAACACGGCGATGGCTCTCGGCAAGACGGGACAGCTCACCAAGCTGCCGCGTGGCAAGACTGCGGATCACGCGACCTTCGACGACTCGAAGGAAACCTACCGCGTACAGCGATACGCCAGGCAGTTCTCCGTCGATGAGCAGGACATGATCGACGACAGCCACAATGCGTTTTCGTCCATTGCACCGGGCATGGGCGCGGCATCGGGCCGGATGCGTCCCGATCTCGTCTACTCGATGATCCTGGCGAATCCGACGCTCTTGGCGGATAGCTTGGCGGTGTTTCACGCCACGCACGCCAACACCGATACCAGCGCGCTGAGTTCCGCGAACCTGAAAACCGGCGTCAGCAAGATTCGCAAGCAGACGCAAAACGGAGTGAACCTCAACATCACTCCGCAGTATTTGGTCTGTGCGACCACGCTGGAATGGACCGCTCGCGAACTGCTCAACAGTGCATCTCTCCTCATTGCCGGAACCGCCGGGAGTGTGACGGAGCGCAGCAGCAAGAACCTGATTGCAGATATCGGATTGCAGTTGCGAATGGATGCCCGTCTCGACAACGGCGTGACCGACCCCGACACCGGGGTTGCCTCCACGCCGACCACGACCGCCTGGTATCTCTTCTCGAAAGCCTTCCGCACGATTCGCGTGGCCTACCGCGCTGGTACGGGCCGACGTCCGTCCGTGCGTGACTACCTGTTCGACAAGGGCCAATGGGGCATGGGCTGGGATATCAACTTGGACATCGGCTGTAAGTTCCTCGATTACCGAGGCTGCTACCGAGGCAACGCTTAATCACGTCCGCCAGAAGCGGGTTTTCCAAACACAACTTTTCTCGGAGACGAAATCATGGCGGAAGCGATTTACAAAAACGTGAGCAAGGAGCGAAAGCTCACTGCCGTTGCGGCGGTTGCCGCTGGCGAGATTTGGCAGTTGCCGGATGGCCGTGCAGCGGTGCAGCAATGCGCCACCGGCGTCAGCGCTGGAGATCCAGCGACGTTCTACACAAAAGGAATGTGGACCGTCGCCAAGACGGCCACGATGGTCATCCTTGACGGCATGCCCGTGTTTTGGGACGTGTCGGCCAGCAAGTGCCATTACAAGAAAGTCAACGACAAGGACTTCTTCCTTGGTACTGCGGTTGGCGATGCGGCCAGTGCTGCGACCACGATGGACGTGAATATCAACGTCCAGCCCGTATGGGATATCGACTTCAACCGCGACGGCCTCTTGTCTGTTCCGACAGGAACGCAGGCCGTTGGTGCGTTCGGATACCCCAAGACGTTCGGCGGTGCTCGCTCGCTGGCTCTCACGGCCACGAACGAAGCGCAGTGCGTTGACATGCTGACGGTTGACCGCTTCGACAAGGGCGCGAACGCCATCGCCCGATTCATTTTCCGGCTGGGAACGAACGGTTCCACGTCGGACGTGGATATCAATTTCGGTATCGCGAATGGAACGAGCACTTCGGATGCCGACGCCATCACGGAACACGTTCTGTTGCACATCGACGGCGGAACGCTGACGATTCTGGCGCAGTCAAAGGACGGCACGACCACGAACGCTGCGGCCACGACCGGCGTCTCAGCTACGGCTGCGGCTGCTGTTGCGGATCGTGTTGAATTGTGGATCGACACCCGCAACCCGGCGGACGTTGGCCTGTATGTCAACTCCGCTCGCGTCATCTCCGGCACGGCATTCAGGATCGATGGTGCCACCGGGCCGTTCGGCTTGCTTGCTCACGTCGAGAAGATTTCCGGCACAGCAACGGCTGGCCCGATTTACGTTGACGCGATGCAGGCCCACTACGCGGAGCAGTAACAGTGTCTCGTTTCGCAGACGACTTCGCGGAAAGTGCGGTGGCGAACTTGCTGTATATCAACGGCGAGTCCGTCACCCACTACCCGCAAGGCGTCATCGCCAATGCGGCAGCAGTGACGGGGATTTGGACGCCGATATCAGCAAACGAAAACCGATCCAAAGGCCGCACGAATGAACGATCCGGGACGCTGCAACTCGCATCGTCCGTCGTTGTCGATTCGCGTGACCTCTGGCTTATCGATTCCGAAACGTGGTCTGCCGGGCCGTGGCGAACGCTCCCTGGCGGGATGAAGGAAGCGACATTAAAGAAGCCGGATCAAGAGACAAGAACATCCACGCACAGCGGCGGTAAGTGGTAATGGCCGTCACTCCCACGGGATTCCTGAGCGTCACGATTGATGCCCTGCGGCGCACAGTCGCAGCGTCAACGACGTTTCAATCCGTGACGAGTTCGGCGGATGCAACGGCGGCGCTCGCGCATGTGTTTTACGGCAAGGCTTCGGACCACATCGCGGCACAAGTTCCACCGCGAGCCATCATTGATTTCGACGAGACGGAGACCGAACAGGACGGAGGGATCGGCAGTAGCGGAACGCTGTCGGTCGTGATCCAGATTCCAGTCGGATCAAGCTACGTGCAGTCGGCGACGTACCTGGTTGACGAGACGAAGTGGTCAGATGCCTGGCTCGATTTCATGAACAAAATCGGGGCCATCTGGCGCGAGATGGACGAACTGATCAAGTCCGCGCAGTACGTCACGGCGAGACAAATCAAAAGCGGCGGATGCGGACTCGACAGAATCGGCGCGGAGATGAGCGACCGGAAGGACGAATCAGACAGCACACTCGCGGCGAAAGACACGTTTTATTTCGAACTGCTTTTGCCGTGGGATGGTGGCTGATGGCTGGCCGTTTTTCACTCGACATCACCTGGGACGAAAACAGAATCACCGGCTTGTCGCATGGCAAGTTGATGAACGACTTGATGCGGGACATGGCGAATGCCCACAAGCTCCGGCATCTCCCGAAGCACTTTGAAGCATGTCCAGAAACGAGCGTCGGCGGTGCATACGGATACGCCAAGCGGTCATTGCGATGGCAGAAACGAAAGCAGCGTGAAGGCAGGCCATCTCAGGCAAACGTCTACACGGGGCGTATGCGGGAAACAGTTCTGAGGAATTCGCAGGTCACGGCCACGCAATACAAATCGACAGTGCGCGTCAAGAACTATTTCCCGATGAAGGATCAGCAGCGGAAAGAAATCGAAGCGGTCACACCGGCAGAAGTCGGCTACCTCGCGAAGCGTGTCGGCAAGAATTACGCGAACCTCTCGAAGTCTCAGAAGTATATGCGGAAACGGCGAGTCAAAGTTAAGTCACCCTAGGGACGCGAAGCCATGAGGCCGCGCGGATGCGCACGGCCTCTTTTCATTTGGAGCAAGACATGGATTCAGTATACGACGTCATCCTCGGCTCGCTCACGTTGCGGCAATGCCAAAACACGAACTTCAATCCGGCGGTTGAAGAGATCGTCGGACGCTACTCCGGCGGCATTGATCCGCAGGCGCTGTATATCAGCAAGTCAACTCCAGTTTGCTCCTACGACACTGAGGATCTTGGCACGGGGCTTGCCATCGGAACGGACACGTTCTGCTCGGCTGGTCTGCACACGTCAAACGGCACGATCACCATTCCGTTTGCCCGTCGCGTCATCGGTGCTCAGTTCGCTGGCTCCAGTGCTCACATGCGGCTGAACGGCACGTACGCACTGCACGTCCCGACGAAGATTAGCGGGGCTCAGAATCAGAATGCCGTGATGAGCATTCAAAGCCACTTTTATACTCCGACCGGCATTATCCCTGTCACGGCGACCACTGGAAACAGCCTCGGCTCCCAGACGTTTGTAGCAACGTACACGATGGCCGGTGCGTGGATCACTCCCGCCGACGGCTCATCAACGCAGGTTACGCAGGTCACAAACGTGACGGTCACGCCGGGCATCACGGTCATGACCGATTTCTTCGGCGGGGCCGCATTCCCAATCTGGGTGGGAATCGAAATGCGTGAGCCAACCATTGAGATCACGACCAAAAACTTCGACCAGCTTGCGACATACGGGCCAATCGGCGGCGGAGTGGATGCCGTGCTCGCTCCATTCCGCAAGCGAAACCCCGGCGGAATCTACGTGGCCGACGCGACCGCCGAGCACATTGGATTCTCCGGCGGCGTTTCGATGGCCACGATCCAGAGCATCACCGGCAACCCCAAGACCGGCGAAGGAACGATCAAGCTGAGTCTGAAGTCCCTGACCTGCGACACCACTTACGCGCTGGCCTAAATGCACTATCTGATTTGGATTCCTGATGGGACTGGCGAGCCGACCGACACCAAGGAAAAGGTGTTCGGTCTGGTGGGCTTGTCCGACCACGTTGAAAACTCGGAAGCGATGCCAAGCATCGGGCCAACCGGCGTGCAAGGTGTGCTGTTTGCGTGGCGCAAGAATGGTCCGTGTGAGTTCAAGTTTGATCCTGCAAATCAGGACTGGATTCCTGCTTCGCAACAAGGGGATTGGCCGCAAGGAAGGTACTGGGTTGGGATCTGGAAAAGCAGTCCACCAACTCCGGAAAACCTCGTGCGCACATATCCATACAGCGGCGGCACTGTGTCGCTGGGCGATGAGACCGTAACGCAATGGCTGGTTCCTGCGGCACTGGAGTTGCCTCAGAATCTCATTTTGATGGACGACGGTTCCACTCGCTTTGAAATCCAGCGTCGTTTCCATGCGTTTTGGATGCGATCCATCGATATCGCGAAGCGTCTCGCAGACGGGATTCCATATTCGGAGTGTCGGCAGTTTTGCGTTGACGCCTTGCGCATCAACTACCGCCTAACCCCGGAAGTCGCCAGCAGTCTGCGGCTATTCAGCAACGTGACCGTCCGTCAGGTAATCAACGTCGTGGCGGGGGTCCGCGATGGCTGATAACGATGTGACGATCACGTTCCTGGCCAAGCAGTCTGATTTGCTTGACGCGCTGGTAAAGCAGCAAGCGGCAATGCAGAAGACTGTTGATAAGCTCGGGAAGATCAGCGATTCCGGAAAGAAGGCGGGTGACGATCTCGGTGCGGCATTCGAGAAGGGGGCAAAGTCCGCTGTAAAGTGGGTTGCTGGAGTTGCCGGAGCTGGTGCCGTTCTTTCGTCGCTGATCTCTCAGTCAACGCAGCTCTATGAAATCACGGATGCGGCTGCTCAAAAGCTGGCCGAGATGGATAAACGCTTTGCTGTGCAATCAGGATTGCGCGGACTCGAAGGAGAGGCAGCGCAGAAGCGTATCCTAGGGATGGCCGAAAAGAACGCCGTTGCTCCAGAGGTGGCGAATCAAGCTGCTGTTGCGCTGGCATCTGGCGGGTTCTCTGCTGGCGATGCGAGCGGCGGCGCTCTCGATGTGATGCTTCAAGCTATGCAGGCATCGCTCAAGGGCGGAGAAGACCCTACGGGACTCGCTCAGTCTGCCGGTCAGTTCCTTGCTGCACAGGGGATGAATAAGAACGCGGGCAACCTGAAGAGAATCATGGTTGCCTCTCAGCAGTTGTTCAAGACGACCGACTTCCAGATAAGCGACCTGACAAACCTTGCGAGCAAGTCGCAGGGAGCGGCAGGCATCATGTCGCCTGAAGAAGTGCTTGGCACGTTCAACGTCATGCGCGACAAGACGTCCGCAGATGTTGCATCGACCGGGTTCAAGATCCTTCTGGAACGATTGCAGACCGCGAAAAGCGACCCGCAGTCAGTGGCCGCACTGCGGAGATTGGGGCTTAAGCCGGAACATGTGGATTTTCAGGGCGAAGGGATCGGCCAGATTCTCGACAGCCTTGGAACTGGCCTGGACAAGCTGAAGCCAGAACAGCGTCCGATTGAAATGGAAAAACTGTTCGGGCGTGATGCACTCTCTCCAATCACAGGACTGATTCGTGACCGCGCGAAGATTCCTGCAAATGTCGCAGCGATGGGCAATGTCGCTGGCTTTGACGAGGACGTGGCCGCAGCCACGAGCGGAAAGCCCGCCGGGCGTGCGCGATTGGAGGCCCGCGAAAAGCGACGTCAGGCGGAGGCGGATACGGGCTTTGCTGACCGCGTACTCGTGGCCAAGGATCTCGCCAGAGACGCTGGCGGCGATGAAATATCACTGGGGGTAAGCGAGTGGATCGCAAAGAAGGTTGCTGCGACAGCTCGGATCGCATTGCCTGCCGAAACCGCTGAGTCGTTCGGTATGCAAATGGGGTTTGGTCACTGGAAAGTTAATTCCAAGGACGTCGATGCTGGAGTAACCGGATCTCGCGACCCGGCAGAGAAGCAACTCAAGCTCTTGGAGGAAATCGCTAAGAACACCGGCAAGCCGCCTGTTGTTCTCAAGCCCGGTCCTGGCTTGAGAGCCGTTCCCGCCGCAGCCGGATTAGACGCTGGCGTTCGTGGTTCGGGGGGCCGTCGATGAGCCTCACCCACGACGAAGACTACACCTACGGCGGCATCACGCTGCATTCGCTGATCAAGACTGACGGCGATTACGACATGAACATCGTCAGCGGCCAGTTCATGGGCGTGAATGGCGAATCACATCTGATCGACGAAACAAAAGGCCGGACGCTTTCCTGCACTGTGATGCTGACCGGCTACGACACGCAGAGCGACATCAAGTCAGCCATCGCGGCCATCCGCGCGAAAAAGGGGAAGCTCACCGGGACGCTCACTCAGGATATCGGGGAAGCCGCTCCGCAGATTTACAACGACACCACATTCGTCTCATTCGAGACACAAGAACCATTCTACGACGGCAAGCGGCAGACACCGGACAAATGGTGCTGCAAAGGCCGTCTCACTTGGCGACAACGAAAGCGAGGCTGACGTGAACGCGATTAAGAAGGCCATTTTGGAGATTGCCAAAACAAAGGGCGTGCGAACGATCACGGCGGATGACGTGGCCACCAAGCTCACGCTGGAACGGAATGCCACGTTCACGCCGAAAGAGGGCGATGACTTCCCGCCGTCAGTAATCGTTCCTCACGTTGAATTCGATTCGTCGATGGCGTCGGTCATGCACCGCGTTACGCAGGATGAGGCCAAGGCCGAAGCACTGAAAAAAGCCGAAGGGGGTAAATAATGGGACGCCAGACATTCGCCGAACTGATCAATATTCCGCCGATTGCGAACCTCTCGGCGGTCACGGCCACGACCGAAACTGAACTGTGGTCCGCCGCGCAGTATTCACCGCTTGATCCGATCCGGGATCAGGGGCCGGTCTGCTTTCGATTGACCGCTACGGGGATCATGTCGTTTGCGTCTACGGGGACGCTGATCATCACTCCGCGATACGGCTTGACCGTTGGCTCCGGAACCAGCATGGGGGCGTCCGTTGTCGCACTGACGACTCCCGGTGCGATCACGGCTCATCCGTGGTTCCTGGACATGCTGCTCACAGTGCGTTCCGTTGGCGCTCCGGGTGCGAATTCTGTCGTCGTCTGTGGCGGCAAGTTCGTGACGGGCATTCCGTCCGCTGGATCACTTCCGGCAACTCAGGTTTTCGGCGGCACTCCCGCAACCGTCGATGTGTCCGTTGCCTCGGGGATCTGTATCGGCTGGACGCTTTCCGTGGCTGGCACGATCACCCCGCAGCAAGTCGTTTTGCAAAGGCTGAACTAACGTGGCAGCTTCCCGGCTATTGCGAATTGGCCCGCGTCCGATGGCGAACTTCCCGCCATCGGTACGGAGGGTGCGCGTCGCAACATTGGTCCGGAAGCCAGCCGCGTACCTCGGCGGTTTTGCGATTACGTCGATCACCTGGAGCGGCACCAACGGCATCCGCGTGAACTTCACCACGACCTACACAGGACGGCACCACCAGCTCTACGCAGGCCGGACGCGAATCGGATCGACGAACGGCACCGGCGAAACGGTCATCAACGCACCGCTGCAACCATCGTTCTATCCGCAGTATTTGCAACTCGTCAGCGTAGAAGAATCGGAACGCACCACGGACTACGGCGATTCGCTCCCAGATCGTCCGTACAACGTCGTGCGGCTCAGATGGGAAACAGCAGCCTCGGGCGATACGAAGTGGCTGGAGGTCACGGGAGGGGCTACGCCGGGTGCTGCGGTTGACACTGCGAACGTCTTGGAAAACGTGCTGTTCGACACCGACCGCGTTTACGTCTGGACGTCGAAGCCTCTCAGCGGGTCAGGCACATGGAATTTTGAAGTCGCTGGCCGTGACGACAAGCCATTGACCGGCAACCGTGGGACGGCACTTCCATTCCAAGCAACGGGAGTGCTCGCCTGCCCGCCGGATGTGGTGCTGAACTCGTCTGGGAATCGGCTTCGCGCGACCGTCGCTGCGGGTGTGGCCACTATTCGTTTTGACTATCCGGAGTGGTGACCATGAAAGCCGCGATTCTCACAAGCTGGGTTGGAACTGGAAAGAGCGTTGGCGATTCCTTTCGTCCGGCACTGGCGGATCTCCGCATAGGCATGCAGGACATTATCCACATTGACGCGAAGGATATTCGGACAGGAGGAACGCTCATGGTGCAGTGTGAACTCTCTGAGGCCGATGCCGCTAAGCTTGCCGCCGATCCTGGTCATGGACCGGACGTGATTTTCGAACTTGGCAGCAGCAAACCGGAAGCGGCCAAGCAGGCAAAGTTTATCGAGGCGATGCGAAAGAGGGGGCTGGATATCTCTCCGAAGAAGGATGCCACTAGCGAAGAAATCATCTCTGCGGCAATCGCAGAAATTCGCAAACCGGAAGCGAGGGGCAAGTAATGGCGATACTCGACACCTTCACCGGCTCCAATGGTACGAACATCAACGGTCGAACCAGCGATTCCGGACATACCTGGACAACTGGCTCCAACTACTCGATTCAATCGAACCGCTGTCAGTACGCAAGTGTGGTTGGTGGAGTTGTGCTCGCGGTCCTCAGCGGTGGACAAGCTAACGACGTGCTCACGGCTACGATCCGTGCGTCTGGTGTCCATTCGTTCGGGCTCATTGGCCGCTATGTAGACGCGAGCAATTACTGGCTTGTCGTGTACGACTGGAACGCCGGAATGCTGATCCAGGAGGTCAACGCGGGTTCGTTCATAACGCGAGCTAGCAATAGTGGAAATGCAGCCCCTGCGTTTAATACAGATTTCACGATGACGTTCACATTTTCGGGGACATCAATCTCAGCATCCTGCAATGGTGTCACGATCAGCTACACATCCTCCGTGCATCAGTCGGCAACAGGCCGGGGGTTTGTGTCCTATCGAGACGGCGGAACTCCTTCAGGTTACACAGGCCTCTACAACTGGGACGGTTTTCGCGACAGCAGCGGTCGCTCGCTTCTGATCGGATCGAATCTTGTCAATAACTCAATCCTCACTAACGGATTAGCCCTATAATGTCCGCTGTCAACCTGGGTTTTTACAACACGTCCACCTCTCGGACGAAGGTGCGGTTTCAGTTCTCCACGCACGCTGCTGCGGGTGGAAACGTCGCCCCGCTGAGTGGTTTCGAGGCGGCGGATCTTCGCATCTACAAAGCGGCGGATAGCGCTGCGTTCTCTGCGACACAACGCAGCAGCGCGATCGGAATCACGATGACGTCTCCGTTTGATTCCCTAACGGGATTCCATGACGTCGTGATCGACCTGACCGACAATACTGACGCCGGATTCTATGGCGGCGGGTTCTTCTCGGTTGTGCTAGCCCCGGACACCGAGACCATCGACAGCCAAACGGTCACGGCCATCGTGTTGGCATACTTTGAGATCGGCGTGCCAGCAGTCAACGCGATTCAATTTGGCGGAGACACGGTTACCGCTTCTGGCGGGGTCATCCCCGTTGACGTCGTGAAAATCTCGGGCGACTCGACCGCAGCGGACAACTCCGAATCATTCTTCGACGGGACCGGCTACGCGGGAACTAACAACGTCATTCCGAGCGTCACGACTGTGACGGGGAATGTCACAGGAACAATCGGCGGGCTGACTGCTGCTGCGCTTAAGAAGTTCTTCGACACGGACAGCACGACCGTATATTCTTCCGCAGTCGCAGGATCTGTCGTCAAGGAAATCGCGGACAACGCGGGCGGCGCAACTGCCAATCCGTTCCTCATGGCTTCCGGGACCATTGGCTCAACTGGCAACGACGCAACTCATCTCCACCTGACAGGGCTGACGTTCGGCGACGATGAGATTAACGATTGCATGCTTGTGATTCGCGACGTTTCCGAAAGCGAGTATCACGCTCGCTGGGTTGCCGACTGGGCAGACACTGGAGATCTTGCGACGGTTGCAACTCTTCCGTTTACTCCGCAGAACGGGACGGACACTTACAAGCTTCTCGCGATTCGTAGGGACGTGACCGGCGGCAGTGGACTCGATGCGGCTGGCGTTCGTGCGGCCATCGGACTGGCCAGTGCTAATCTCGACACACAGCTTGACGCACTTCCAACGAATTCCGAATTGGCGACTGCGCTCGGCACGGCTGATGATGCTGTCTTGGCCGCTATCGCATCGCTCAACAACCTGTCGCAAGCGAACATCAGAACCGCCATAGGGCTTGGATCGGCAAATCTGGACACTCAACTCGATGCGCTACCGACGAATGCGGAGCTGGCAACGGCGTTGGGAACTGCCGACGATGCGACACTCGCGGCTATCGCGGCTCTGAATAATCTGTCTCAAGCAAATATCAGAACGGCTATCGGACTCGGGTCTGCGAACCTTGATACGCAACTTGCGGACCTTCCGACGAATTCCGAGCTGACGGCAGCGCTCGCGGGGATCTCACCGAACTTCTACGTTCACGAATTCGACTCAGGTTTCACGAGCACATCGGGTGTTGTGTGGAACGGTCTGTTCTCGCTCGCCAGTCGCGGCGAGTTCGTGAATATCTACTCCGTTGACTCTACAGCAACGCTGGCTGTCTCTGTTGTGGAAAGCACGAGCGGCCTGGAACTGTTCGCGCTGACTGCGGCCACGGTTGGCAGCGATGGACGCTGGAAGCTCACGAAGAATACTCCGAACTTCACGGCGGATCGTCTCTATCGATTCGAGTTCACTGCCGTAGTTCTGGGAGTGACTACCCACTACGAATCCTATGTTCCGGTGCATGGATGAGACTCCGCAGCAAACGCACAATCCGCTCGCATCGCCCCTTCGAAGGACAGGGGGCTAGCCTGTACCGTGACGGTGAGTTTCGCCATTTGCGGTTGTGGTCCGGCATGTTTCTGCCGGGCGCTGAATCAACCATCGGCGGCAATAACGTCCAGAAGACCGCCCGCATCGACTTCGTTACAGATCCCACAAATCAGTTTCTGGTCGATACGACCGCACTTGCGAATACGACCGTCGAGTTCCAGGTCAGGACGTTCAAGGATGATGTTGAGAACGAATCGAACTTCCGGCCACTCACGTTGTCGTTTGATGGGGATGGGGAGGATGTGACGTCGATTGTCGGGCGCGGGGTTCTGCTCAGCATTGAGATCCGTGCGGCTGGCATTGTCCGGCTTCGCTTCCGATGGGTTGCCGACCGATCCGGATTACAGCCAACTTCGTTCCTTGCAATCCGCACTGCTGGTCCGTCCAGTCCCGCGAATGCAACCGTGACCGACAGCGACGGAGAGACACTGCAATCAGGCTACTACGAAATAGACACCCCGGCGCTGCTGGACTCGGCTCCCTACACCTACAAGCTGCAAGCCAAGAATGGTTCTGCAACGCTCGACTTCATCACCGGCATCACATTCACCGCAGACGCCACGGGACCAACCGCCCCGACTCATGGGAGCGTCGAAATCATATGAGCGAAACCGCACCCGCAAACCCGCTTCAGTTGACCGCCAAGAGGCCGCGCAGGCCCGTCGTGCGTGTGTCTACAGACGGCACGAATCCCACAGAAGCGAATGAGGCAGACTTTCTCCAGGCAATGGAGATCCGGCACGTTTCCGGTTCTTCACTCATGGATACGTGCGAACTCTTCTGGGACATCGGAAAGACCGGGCGGCGTGTCGTAGACCTGACTTCGCCAATTGGCTGGAACTTCCGCGTGGAAGTCTGGTTGCCAAATCAAGATGGCGAAGTCGAGGACGTAGACGGGAAGCTCGTGGGAACGCTCCTACATTGGGGCGAGGTGTCAATCCAGCAGATGACGATACGCGGCGGCAACAACGGCACGGAGGGGATGGCCCTGACGTCTCGCGTGGAACCGCGACACTTTGGAAAGATCCTACTCGGGCAAGTTGTCTGCGATCCCACATTCACGCTGCGGCAGCAAGATACCGAAGTCGTATTCAATCCGCTCTACAACTACGACAACAAAGTACGCGGCAACATGAGCAGCCGCCGAGAACCTGTAGAGCCGGAGCTTGGCAAGAATTGGTACAACGTCTTTGTAGATCCTTCGTCGGCAGATTCTGGGCCAGCGGTCACAAGCAATCGCGGGCAAACCGCTTCGCTCTGGAAGATGGCCGATGCCGTCAAGTATCTGTGCTACACGCTGAACGGCGAAGAAAAGTGCATCGACAATCCGACCGTGAGGCAGATCGAAGATGCTTTGGGGGACATTGCAGCGGCCACGACGGCCAATCCCGGCGAAGTGATCCACCGCTCTCCAGAGTTGCGAAACTTCAAGGTCAAGCGCGGCGAGTATCTCCCCAAGGTTCTCGACCAGCTCTTGCAGCCGCACGGCTTCGACTGGTGTCTGGTTCCAACCACAAAGAAGGATTCCACCAACCGACTGCAAATCAAGCTCTACAAATTCGGTGAGGGAGACCAGAAGGACGTCTACCTGCAAAAGCCCGGCGAAGAACTCGACTTGGCGAAGTCGAATGTTCTCAACTACGACGGATCAATTAACGTCGCAGACTTGGCGAACAAGGTCATTTGCCAGGGCGACTTCATCGAGCGTGAGGTCACGGTCGAACTGTACCGAGCATGGCCGGAAGCTGACGACGGCATGAATGAGGTCGAACTCAGCAAGAAGACGCTAACGGATCAGTCGAAGCGTTTCGTCTGGCGCAAGTGGGTGCTGAACGAAGCGGGCGACTACACGGGACTACGGCACACGACATTCCCGATCCCGACATGGTTTTCCGTGTCCAGCTTCCTTGGCGATGCGAGCGTCATCAAGCGGCGGAAGTTTCACGACTGCCTTGCCTACGATCCGGACAAGAAACGCCGAGATCCCGTCATTGAATTCCTAAACCCAACTCCGGACGAAGGGGCGGTGCCGAAGTGGGAGCGGGTTACTGATTCCTGCCATCTTCTCGAACACGAGTGTGGCGTGATGTTCGATGAGGACCAGCCACCGACGAAGCTGGTGTCGCTGGGAAACGATGCACGCATCCGAGTGACCGGCACAATTCGAGGAGATACCCGCGTCACTGGCACGGCAGAACTTAGCCCGAATTCCCCGAACGCCAACGAAGTCATTTTGTATCTGGACGTGCATGACATCTTCTCGGACAGACTGGTTCAGAAGGTTGGCGACTATGCGTCATCGCTGGCCGCGAACAGCGCAGGCAGCGACGAGAAGGACGACACGGTTCCAATCCAGAAGTATGCAGAGGCAGTCCGCAAGCAAGAGGATGCCGCACGGCTTACCGCCAGCTTCGTGCTTCATGGATTGCACCCTGATTACGAAATCGGCCAGATCGTGACGAAGATCGACGGCAGAAACATTTCGTTCAACCGTTACAACCCAGCGCAGGATGCGAAGAAGTTTCTCCAGATCGTGGCGGTAACTCACGATCCGCAAGCCCAGACAACCACGCTTCAGGTTGATTCGCTCGAACTGAAGAAAAAAGACATGGACACAGGATTCGCATACTGATGAGCCAACAAGACCGAACGAACAAGAGAATGCTCGGGGATCGGATCGAAGGCACTGCTGGGATTCCCGGTCAGTTCTTCGTGACGAAGGCGGGACCTGGATCGACGCCTTATCCCGCCGACGGACTGACTCCGCCGACGAATGTTTATTACGCCGAGAAGGTGGTGAATGTGCGGTTTGCTCGGGCGGCCGGGGCGCAGTTAGTGGAGTTTGACCGCACTGGTTATCACGATTTCGTCTGCAACCTAGAGCCGAAGAAATATATCGAGAATCCCTCTCTGATTCTTGGTTTCGGTATGTGCGGTCGATGGTGGACAATCGATAAGGTTCCCGGCCAGTTTGTCACCCATCGAAAGTATGGCACGGACGGTACGCTGCTGTGGAGCAAAGACCACGGCGCGACAGTCCACGACATTACATATGACGCTGACGGGAATGTCTATGTGATGGGGCTGGAGGCGGCGGACGGCAACTACGTTCGGAAATACAGTGGCGACGGGGCTCTGTTACTGTCGATCCCACGAGGAACGCACGGTGTATTCACTGACGGCAGCTCTGCGGGCATCGTCGTTGATAGCGCCGGAAATATCCTGGTGCTAGGAAGCGAAACGGTGAGGAAGTACAGCAGCACCGGCTCTCTGGTGTGGGAGACTGGTGGCGTGTTCGGCGGCGGGATAGCGCTGGCCACGGGGGATGGATTCTATTTGAGCGGAAGCGGCGGCGCTGCTGGAGACCTGTCTCTTTGGAACTCTTCTGGAGCATTTGTTCGCTATGCCTCTGGTGGACACGGCTCTGCTGGAAGTAGAGTCAGTAGCCGCGTGAGCGAATCAACAGTCATGAGTTCCAGCTCTGGTCGCTGGAATGCTGATCTAACGACGAAGTTTTCAACCTACAGCAACAGCGAGTCATATGGCATTGACCACACCGGATCGTCAACATGGTATGCGAGGCTTGGCGGCGGCTCCGTGAACTCGTGCTCAAAATGGACCGTGAATTTCGGATTCCCGTCAACATTCGACCAAGACTGGAACGTCGCCCAGCGTGGGACGGGCATCCTTGAGTATGACATCTCCCTATTCGACTCGGGAAACTCAAAGGTGCTCGTCTGCGGGGATCGACACAGCAACATCACGCATCAGGCTCGCGATTCAGACACGGGGGGGCTGATTTGGGAGAAAGACCACAAGGGGCGAGTGTATTGCTGTGCGGGGGCGACAGGAAGCGTCGTGATTGGCGGGGAAAGAATTGCCGAGTAGCCTACTTCACTTTCACGCCGGGGGGAATCGCCGTGGGATTCTGCTGGGGCGGAACCGCCTTGCGATCCGCTTCAGTTGTCTCCTTTTGCACGTTCTTCATTTTTCCGGTTACTGGATCGATCTCCCTGACTATCGTGTAAGACTTTCGCTTCACCGGCTGTTGAGCAATCGCCTTGGTATCTTCCTTCACTTCCGGAGGAGGCTCCGGATAAGTGACCCTCTTCTCTTTCAGATCACGTTGACGCTTCTGAAATTCCTTGCGGAACTCTTCCTGTGTCTGCAAATTGAATCGCTTCATCGGCACAGCAAAGAGGTGCATCTGCTTCACGGGAATCGCACCGACGGTTGGCGCAGCGTCCACGCCAAAAACATAGGTGCCATTCTTGATCGTCACGAAGCGGGCTTGAAAGTTCGAGAACCCTCCCTGGTCTGTCATGATCCACAGCTTATACGGCCCGAACTGCTCGTGATACTTGACGGGGATCGTCCCCAGCGACGATGAGCGCGAAGACAGCTTGCGGATCGTGTCGTCCATCTTCAGGCGGTCAAAGTTGTCATCCGCCGCAGCCACCCCGCAAAGCCCCAACAATATCACGAGCGTTCGCATCTGCTTACCCTTTGTGAATCCAACTGCCACTGGAAGGATTATCGACCATCAGGCTACACCGTTCCCAATGTGCAACGCAAGAGGAGTGAGGTTCAAAAAATCCCTCCCGTGTCCACCTACTTTCCAGTTGCATCGCGCACTGAACCGACGTACAGTATCCGCATAAGGGATCGGGCAGCGTCTCATGGATCGGCAGACACCTCGCATCGGACTGGGTTCCGGCCACCATCATTGCGGGCGGGTTCTGCTCAATTCGTCAGTCACGAGCAGATAGGTATGATTCCCATGCCGAACTGACCCCGCTGGGCGATCGGCTCCGATAGCATCCTTCTCCTCCTCCAGCTCCACGAGCCGAGCCTGGATTGTGGTTGCCCGCTTGAAGTCCCCGGCCTTGGTCGCGGTCTTCAGCAAATCCCGATACCCCTTGAGCCGCTTCTCGTTCGCCACTTTTTTCAATTTTGTCGCGTCAGTATCCGCTTTCTGAGCAACTGTCTGGTAAGAAGACTCGAGAAGTTTCGCGGCAGGATCCTCAACGGGGTCCGCGGCAATCATGGCGAGAGAGAGAAGCAGGGCATATCGCATGGGTATTCCTCTGAGTATTTGTGACGGGAATCTCAACACCAGCAGAATCGAGAACGTGGAAAGTGTCAAGCAGGTTCACACCTGCACCCAAACCTGTCCACCTAAATTCCTCCCCGAATCCCCTTGCACCCGCCCCGCCCGCGCGGCATAATCTGAACATGCGTGCAGTAGCTGTTCGCGGGGCATGACCGCGGCTGACTTGCCAGTGCAAGCCGATCCAGGGCGGGTCGCGACCAGATTGACCTCTCTCAATTCTGGTTCCCCTTCCAGCGGAATTCTAGGTGCCACACGGTTTGTGGCAATTCCACACGGTTTGTGGTTCCCCATTTTCAGGAACATTCACTGTGCTTTGTCGTTTGCTCGTTTTGCTGTCGCTGTTCCGGCCCGTGCTGGAATTCGAAGCGGTTCCCGTTGCCGTACGTGAAGTAGGACGCTGAAGTTTACATGCAGGCACAAGACGGCCTGCACACCGCGCCTGCGGGGTCTTCCGGGGCAGATTTGAGCCGATGCCAAAGGCTGAATGATGAAACTTAGAAAGAGATCGAACAAGACCGCCGCCGGGACGTGGCGGGTTGCTGTAATTGAGACTGGCAGGGGATGGCGCCCCGCGATGTATGACGAATGGCCAATTAAGGGCCGAGTGCAGATCATTCACCAGGCGGAAACCTATTCCATCGCCGTGGGGATGTTGCTGCATTTCAACCACCGCAGGATCTCCCAGGGGCTGCGATCCGGGCTATGGGCGGTCATCCTGAACCCTGAGGCATGTCTCCGGGTTGGCGAGCCATGCTATCGCGGAATGCCGCTGTATGATGCGGGGTGAGTTGCTGACGTGTTATCCACCGGCCAAAAAGATTACGCACCATTTGCACCAAATAGCGCAAAGTCGGTGCGTAAGTCTTTTGGCAATTCTGTCAAATCTGCTATAATCGAAACCTAGTTTTGTTCATTCCTGTCTTACGCCACAACAGGTTACGTTCAATGTACGCTGTCATGGCATGCAAGAGGTCAGGGGTTCAAGTCCCCTATCCTCCATTCGCATTACGACGATTCGCGTGGTTGGAATGCACCAATCCACGCACCAATCAGCTTGTTTCCACTCTCTTTCTGGGTAGAGTCTCGGCTATCTGGCTGGCGAATTCCGCTGGCCTTACGCCTGGAGACCACCCATGCCGCGCCAAGCCAAGCCCTGGTATCGCAAAAGCGATGATCACTGGTATCTGAGCACCATGCTGAAGGGGAAGCGGGTCCAGTTCCGACTCGCTCGTGGCAAGGACAATCGCCCGGCAGCATTCCAGCGTTACCACGAGATCATGGCCGCTAAGCCGGCGGCTGGTCCGGTCCAAAGGCCGCTGGGGATCGAGGGGGCCGTGCTGGACATCCTGGATGCCTTTCTGCTGCACGTTCAAAGGAACCTTGCGGCCACAACGCTGGAATGGCACAAGCGATATCTAAATGATTTCGCCGGAGATCTCTCGGATGGCATGCTCGCGGAGCAACTGAAGGTCCACCACTTCACGGCCTGGCTCGATGCTCACGAGGACTGGGGAGATTCCAGCCGATCGGCGGCAACGCGGTCGATTCGCACGGCATTCAATTGGGCAAGGAAAGAGGAATTGATAACCGGCCATTCGCTTTGCAACATCTCGGCGCCGGCCACCCCCACTCGCGAAACCATTCTTGATCAGCCGGAGTTTGATCGGCTGCTCGCCGAGATCAAGGATCCTGATTTCAAGGAGGCGGTACAATTCGTTTGGCTCACTGGAGCTCGTCCGCAGGAACTGCGAATTATCGAGGCTCAGCACTGTGCGACGATTGGCGGCATCTCGAGGATCATCCTGCCCCCGTCCGTGTCCAAGGGGAAGAAAGGGAAGAAGCGAGCACCGCGCGTCATCTATCTGAGCGATGCGGCTCTTGAGATCGTCGACCGACTCTGCCGGCTGCGTCCCACTGGTCCGATTTTCCAAAACAAAACCGGCCCGTGGAATAAAGACAAGATCCGCCAGAAGTTTCGACGCATCAAGTTGCGAACAGGAACGGGGTATTGTCTCTACAATCTGCGGCATTCGTGGGCCACCGAGGCACTCACCAACGAAGTCGATTCAACGACAGTTGGCGTGCTGATGGGGCATAGCAACCCAGCGATGGTAAACAAGACCTATCAGCATTTGGCGAAGCGGCCGGGGTATCTCCAGAAGGCTGCGGAAAAGGCGAGGGGCTGACAGTTTCCAAGGCTGGAAAGAATTCCAGAAACTGCTCTTGGCATTCTCCCCCTCTCTATGCGACCATTTCGCCTGCTGAGGGTAAGCGGTTGTTTGCACAAGACAGAAATCGAATTAATCCGTTGTCCGCGCCTTCGACCGTCCCTCAGCAAGACACGAAGCGGGCAACGGATTTTTTTTGTTGCCCGGAATGAAAACACCCAGCCGAGATTGCTCAGGGCTGGGTGCGACTTGAAAGCTGAAGACCGCGCGTCGGTCAGTTCCTCACTTTTGCAGGGTCAGGACTGATCGGCTCGCTTCGCCCCCGTAGCTCAATGGATAGAGCACTTCTTTTGCGAAGACGGAGATAGAGGTTCGACTCCTCTCGGGGGTGTTTCAGCGTTTCGAGTTTCGAAAGAACTGTGTAACGACCTTCTAACGACCTTCTAACAACCTGATTCTGAAATGCGGCGGGACGATATTCAATCCCCATTGTTCCGTAAACCCCGGAATTCTCGAAATCGTCGCGATCCTTGGGTAACGGTACACCGGTTCAGGCTACCCCGCTTTTGCCTTGGCCCTGGCCCGTTTCTGCACTTTCCGGCCCGGCTCTAATACGGCAAACTTTTTTGACTTTCGCCGCGGGGCGGCAGTCTCATTGGCTGGCGTGGGCTTTTGCGTGCGCCGTGATTCGATGTAGGCCGCAAGATCGCTGCGGTGGATGCGGCGGGCGCCTTCTTTGGGACCGAATGGGTAGAACGGAATTACCCCGGCATTCAGCAGATCCGTGACCGTCTGCCGTGATACGCACATGCGTTGTGCGGCTTCTCTAGCCGAAAGAAATTCCGGGGCATCGCCGACTTCAGGCTCCGTGACACATTCAGCGGAATTGGATGAATCAATCATTTTTGGCTCTCCGTGGCAGAATCAACCAGACGGACAGCATTTTGACATATTCTGCGTGCGCGTCAAGCACGTATTTATTTTGTACCTTTGCTTTTCTTTGCGAGTGCCTCTCGCCGGCGCTTCGCGTAATCGCGTTTCGCAATCATGCGATCTAGCGTCCCGTCCTCGACCGCTTCCATCATTTCGAACATATCGCGGTAGAGCTTCTTTAGGGTCGGTACTGCCCGAAGCCCCATCTTAATCTTGAGCGGAAGCCCGGTCTTCGGGATTTTCCCGCTATTTATCAACTTTTCCATACGTGTCAGGCCACGACGAAATCGGATCACGACTTTCGTCAACGGCGTCACCAACTCGCTCCGCAATTTCTCGGGGCCGTAGTCTGGCATTCTCGAATTCCTGTATTTTCCCGGAAACAACCATACAGCCTCCATGATAGCGAAACTGCAATGCTGGCAAATACTTGCGGCATTGTGAGAAAAATCCATTCCCGTCAATCTTGTCGATTTATTTAATTAGTGCTTGACACATACTGACAGTTGAGTATCATGAGTACCGTTGCGATCAGCGCACGTCAACCCAAAACCGGTCGTCTCGGACCGCTCCAATGCTGAACACGTATACGCCTGCCGGAGTTTTCACAGCGTCCGAGACCGCTGTGGATACCGGCAGGCGTTCTTTTTCATCCCAGCCCGCCAGCATCTCACACGAGAGCGGCGGTGCTCTGGGGCATAGAGGAGAGGGAAATCATGACAACCGTAGCCGACTACATGAACTCGATTCACAAGACGCTCAGCAAGGTCAGCAAGCGAATTGTTTTGGTGGACCCTGATGACAAGAACGAGGAATTGACGACCGCCTGGACCGGCGTCAATGACGCTGAAACCGAAGTCCGCGAAGTGGCGAAGATTCTCGGAATCAAACTGGAGAACTCGTAATGGCTCAAATCACCATCGGTCTGAAAACCGAATCCGACGTCAAGCGCGGCATGCTTCCGTGGAGCGTCTGGAAGAATCCCGGCGGACCCGGAGACCAACCGGCTTTCCCGTGTGTTCGCGATGGCAGCGGACTGCCGCATGGTGCGGACATCGTTTGCGAGACCCTTGGCGACTCCGACGAATGCAAAGCCAACGCTCGCCTGATCGTCGAGGCCGTGAACTCCCACGACCAGCTCAAGCAGCAGCGGGATGCGTTGCTCTCGTTCGCCCAACGCGTTGCGGACCATTACGAGGACACTGACGCACCGCTTGGAATCACGGCACGCGAACTGATTGCCGCCGCGAAAGGAACCTGACCCATGCAATACACCAGCCTGCCAATCGTCTTCCGAGACGATGACCGTGGCATCCAATACAGCGCGACCGCG